AGAGTTGCTTAATGAGAACAAAATACGAACAAACAGAGGTGTGCAGATTGTCGCACCTTTCAAATGAGTGCTTGACTTTCAATATAAACTATGATAGCATTAACATATAATGAAAAGAGGTAATAACATTATGCTAAACGAAAAACAAACTAACTTTGTTAATCTTGCTAGAAAAGAATATGGTGACGATAAAATCACCATGAAGCAGATTAAACAACTAGAGGCAAAATACAATTTGTCTGGTAACGGTTGGCTCGTAAGAGGTGATCAATTCAAATTAAGTCGAGGTGTTTATAAACTACCAGAAACAGACGGTAGTGTTTCACTTCCAGAAGTTCAATCAGTTCAAAAACCGGTTGAACCTGTTAAACAATCTAAAGTTTCAATGACATCTAACAAGGCAGAAAATGTGAACCCTTCTGGTGATCCTTCATTTGTTCCTTGGGGTCATTACAAAGATATCAAATCTGTAATTAAATCTGGTATCTTTTATCCAACTTTTATTACTGGTCTTTCTGGTAACGGTAAGACATTAAACGTTTTACAATCTTGCTCTGAACTCAAAAGAGAGTGTATCAGAGTAAACGTGACTATTGAAACAGACGAAGACGATTTACTTGGTGGTTTCAGATTAGTCAACGGTGAAACTGCATGGCACGATGGTCCTGTTGTTGACGCAATGAAAAGAGGTGCCATACTTCTTTTAGACGAGATCGACCTTGCATCAAATAAGATTATGTGTTTACAACCTATCTTAGAAGGTAAGGGTGTGTTCCTTAAAAAGATCAACGAATTTATTGAACCTGCCAAAGGTTTCAATGTGATCGCCACTGCGAATACTAAAGGTAAAGGTTCTGATGACGGTAGATTTATCGGCACTAATGTTCTGAACGAGGCGTTTTTAGAAAGATTTCCAATTACTTTTGAACAGTCTTATCCTTCACTAAAGATTGAAGAAAACATTGTTCTGAAAGTATTCGAAGGTCTTGGTATCAAAGACAAAGAGTTTGCAACAAACCTTGTCAAATGGGCAGACGTTATCAGAAAAACTTTCTATGACGGTGGTATTGATGAGATTATTTCTACCAGACGTATTGTTCACATTGCCAACGCATACGCCATCTTTAAAAACAAGATGAAGGCAATTCAAGTTTGTACTAACAGATTTGATGAAGACACTAAAAACAGTTTCCTTGACCTGTATACCAAAGTCGATGCAGGTGAAGACCTCAGTCAATTAAATCAACCTGAGGAAATGGTTTCCAATGATAGTGAGGAGAACGAAAACTTTTAGTATGAATAAAACTGATCGTTTAAAACCTATCCGTAATGTAGACCTCAACCAGGCGTCTTCCCAGGCGCCTGGCATAATGACCGAAGACGAACATTACTACAAATCATTCTTTGAAAGTATTAATGAAAAACTCTCGGTCATGGATGATGAGGTTGAACAGATACTTGGTTTTAAAGTCCAAGAAAATACAGAAAGTTTAAATCGATTATACAAACAGATTAATGATATAATCAATGCAACACCAGTAATTAAAACAGATTACATTGGTAAGTTAATGAAAAAGTTTATGAATGAAGTTGCCCACACACATCAAGGTATGATGATTGAGGCAGATAAAAGTGGTAAACATAAAGCCGCAAGAGATTTAGAAGACCAATATCGAAAAGAAATCGATAGTATGGATAATGATATAAAAGATTTAGAACGAGATAAACAAGATTTAGAAGACAAAGTAAGTCGATTAGATACCAAATATAATGATTTGAAATCAGATTATAAAAGAGAAATGACATTGAAAGATTTAGAAATTAAAAGATTAAGAGATTTAGTTGATGGTGTTAAAGAACCAAAAACTAGAGAAATAAAATGGTCAACCTAAAGGGGGTGATATATTGACTATTGAAGTAAGAGTTTTCAATAATAATGTTGAAAAAGCAATTCGTGTTCTTAAAAAGAAAATGCTTAAGGACGGTATTATCAAAGAATTGAAACAAAGACGTTATTATGAAAAACCATCCGAGATGAAACTCAGAAAACAAAAAGAGAATATTCGAAGATGGAGAAAAGCACAAAGACGAAGAATGGAGCGTGATTAAATGCTAAAATCGTTTTTCAATATACTTAGTGACACGGTGTCACCTAAGGAAAAACAAAAACAAGATGTCGTTATGGAAATGACATCAACAACAATAACTAAGGAGAATAGTAATATGGGTAGAAAAGCACTAACAAGAACACAAAAGTTCTTAAACGCACTACTAAGAGGTGGATCCATCTCATGGAAAGAAGCTCAAAATGTATATGGGTTTAAATCTCCAAGAACTGTCGTTGATGGTTTGAGAAGAAAAGGTCATATGGTGTATATCAATAAAGATTCAAAAGGTACATCATATAGAATCGGAACACCTACTAAAGAAATTATCGCTGCTGGATTAGCTGCAACAGGACAGATCGTCTATACTAGTTAATCATGTACGATATAACACCTTATTTACCTTTGGTACTTCTTGTGGCAATGGGACTTATCATTCACAGTGTGACTGGTAATAATTCGACAACCACTGAAAAGAAGAAAACTAGAGGTCGTAAGAAAAAAAGTTAATGTGTGGGGCTTTTGCCCCATATATAGTTATGTAGGCAATCCGTAAGACCTACTGATGCCGCCTCTCGGTATCATATTAGGGGGTGCCTGGTGACGCACCCCCACTTGAAAAAAAATAAATAGTCACTATATATTATAATAGAACGCCATTAAGGGTTCTATAAAACGCCGCTAAGGAGGGCAAAAACAAATGACACTAACTACATTTAATAAACTGAGACCATTTTCAATTGGTTTCGATTCACTTTTCAATGACTTTGACAGACTGTTAGATACACCTGCACCGTCATACCCACCATACAATTTAATTAAATCAAAAGATGGTGAGAACTATAAAATTCAATTAGCAATTGCTGGATGGAGTAAAGATACTGTTGACGTAGAAGTTAAAGAGAATACTCTAACAGTAAAATCTAAAAAAGATATTGTAGAAAACGAGGAAGAATTTTTATATAAAGGTATTTCTACAAGATCATTTGAAAGGTCTTGGACACTATCTGATGAGATGAAAGTTCAAGGTGCTAAATTTGAGAACGGATTATTGGAGATTTCTTTAGAGAAAATTATTCCTGAAGAAAAGAAACCGAGAACAATCGATATCCAATAATAATAATTATATTAGGGGCTTGACAACAAGCCCCTTTTATGATATAATAAAAACAATAAATTAATTTAAGGATTAATTTAGAATAATAATGTTGCTAAGGCAACCATTTAAAAAGGATAATTATGACTAACATAATAAACATATCCAAGAAGGTAGACAGTACGTCTGAATTAAAGTCGCCTCGATGGATTTATCAAAAACACGTTAATGGTGAATTACACTATGACCGTGAAAGACTACAAAGACTATTAAAACTGTGGCCAAAGAATAAAGTTAATTCATATTTAACAACTTTATTTAACGGTGCTTCTTTAAAAGACACCATTCAATTAGCAAATATCAAAACAATCGTAGAACAACTTGAAAAAGATTTAATTGATACTGATGATGCTTTTGAGAGAGAATATCTACAAGACAATTTTGATTATTTCAAAGATTTAGATAATCAAGGAAAAGTTTATCTTGTACTTGATGGACAACACAGAATTGAAGAAATCGTAAAATATTTTAATAATGTAACAATATTCAATCCTGTACAACCTGTTATTTTTCAAATCGAAGGTGAACATGGAAAAATAGATGTTAAAGGTAAATTTGATGATTTACCACAAACTATACAAGATCATTTATTTGATAACATACCTTTACTTGTAATCATATATCATACAGGTGATTTAAAAGAACTAGTTAATGTCTTTATTACATCTAACAGTATGGTGGCGATGACAGCACATGAAAAAAGAATACTCAATTACAACAAATTAAATCGATGGTTGATTGAATTGTGTGGTTATGATTCTAATATGAAATTTATGTTTTCAACCGTTACAGGTATGACAAGTGAGTATCATATTGAGAATAAAGGTGATACTTTGTTTATGGCAGAGATGTTATTATGGAGTAATGATAACTATTACGAAAATGAAGTAAACAGACTTGACGAAGTGTATGGTCCTGTAAAACGACAATTTAAATCTAATGATCCTATGTATCCTTCTGAGAAAAATAAAGAGATAACAAAGAAGATTGCTAGAATCATGGCAGATGGATGTTTTGCTTACGGTGAGAAAAAACTAAAAAAGTTTAGTAAATCAAGTTTATATAATTTATTTTATACTACTGCTTTTTTACTTCAAAAAGGTAATGTTTGGGGATTGCAAAAAGGTATAGATGGTTCTTATCGTATTGAGTTATCAAACAAATTTGTTGAGTGGTTTCTAAATAAAGAATTTGAAAGACTAAAAACACAAGGAACTTATATCACCTTTCTTGGTCCTAACGGAAAACCAAAAAAACAAATGCATGATTACTCTTTTGCTAAACACAATGCAGATGTAAAACATAAATCAAAAGTATCTTTAAAAGGTCAAGGTGGATCTAAATATGATTTTGATGATTATTCCAGACTGCGTTATTTGTTAGAAGACTTATATACTGATATTCCTCTTTTAATAAAGAAAGGAATTATTAGTAAAGTTGGTTCAAGAACTGGCGGTGATATGTCAAGGGATGAACTAATGGTTGCTCACAATATTCAGTTGTCTGAATCAGACGGATTGCATTTAGATGAAATTAATCCTATAAGTAAAGGTGGCAACAGAACCCTTGAGAATACTCAGTTTATTGATGCTAAAACAAATCTGACTATGAGTGATCGAAAAAAAGTAAAATCTAATTAATTTAAATATGGGGGTTGACAACAACCCCCTTTTATGATATAATACATTATGAATTTTAAATATGATGAAAACAAGATTCTGAAAGAACTAGAATCTTATATTGAATCCACATACGGACAACACTATTCATCTAAAGATATTCAGGTGCAAGACTTATTTCAAAGTATAGGTATTGCATCGGATTTTTGTCGTGGTAATGCGATGAAATATCTTGCCAGATATGGTAAGAAGAACGGTAAGAATGAAAATGATTTATTCAAAGCCGTACATTACATTATATTATTGATAACAAGTGAAAGAGGTAATAATGCAAATAAGCGAAAACACTAGAGAAGTGTTGAAAAACTTTGCTGAGATTAATCAAAACTTATTAGTTAATCCTGGTAAAAAACTTTCCACAATCTCTACAATGAAAAACATCTTGGCAAAGGCTGAGATTGAAGAAGAATTTCCACAAGAAATGGGTATCTATGACTTACATGAGTTTCTAGGTACACTTGGTTTATTTTCTAAACCTGTGTTGAAATTCGATGAGAAAAATATGGTCATCAATGAAGAAGGTGTTTCTACAAAAACAAAATACTTCTTTAGTGATCCATCTGTGTTAGTATCACCAACTAAAGATATTAAAATGCCACCTGTTGATGTGTCATTTACACTAACACAAACTGATCTATCTAAGGTCAAAAAGGCATCAGCAGTTATGCAATTGCCTGACATTACTGTAACTGCAAAAAGTGGTGGTAATATTTTCTTAACAGCAGTAGATAGTAAAAACTCAACATCAAACGATTATTCAGTCAAAGTAGGAGAGAACGCACCTGCAGACTTTACTTTTCATTTTAAGGCAGAGAACTTTAAAGTGATTGATGGTGACTATGATGTCGA